CATTTGCTCGCCAATTTTACCTAAACCTGCGGATACCGCAGCGGTAACGCCACCTCTAACAAATGCTTCAAACGGGTCTTCCCCGTACAATATAGCTTGCGTAGCACCAACAGTACCTTGCGTTATCGCGGATACGGCTAATTCTTTTACGCCTGCACTCAATGATTCGCCAATAAGCTCATCAACAAATGGAGCGGTGTGTTGAGCAACTTCTGCGCCAATCTCGCCTGCTACATAAGATATAGCAACAGACTTAAGTACATCGCCAAGGTCTCCGCCATTAGCGGCAGTTGAAGCACCGTCGATTAACGGTATAGCCCACGCGTTCCCCGTCGCTATAGCCACCACTTTAGCTATTGCTGTTATGGGGTCATCTAATAAGGCTTCTACAGTATCTCCAACAAAGCTGACAACAGGTTCTACAATTTCATCGAAGACAAAATCAACAACATCCTCGATTGCACCAGCAACCCAGTCTATTACGTCTGTTATAGCGTCAACGATAAAACTCATTTACAACCCTCGCATCAGTGGCTTCTTACCGAGTCGCATGAACACCACATACTTATCGGTATTTCTATATTTACCAATTGCAATCTCAGTATCCTGCTGGTCTGCGCGGCGCTTAAACAGCTTGAAGCCATTTAGAAACACAGGTCCATAGAACTCTGTTGTATAGTGCGTGATGCCTTTTTGCTGTAAGTACGTAAAATACTTGAAGCCATTAACAATAAAGTTTCGGCCCGTATCTACGTTAAATGCTCGCCCTACCATCTTTTTAGAGTTTTTCTTGCCCTTACCAACATGACCAACAAAAACAGTATTACCAATCTGCACGAGATCGGTTCGAGGTAGTGTGAACTCAGCGGCAACTGCTGCTAGTACAACTTCTTTTGGATACTTCAGGTCTGGCATGTTATACGCAGATTGCGCAACAATTTCAGGACCCTTTAACAATTTCTCCTTACTATTAACTAGTTCCATTTTACACCTCCCGTGAAAACAACGCAGCCGAGTATATGTTACCCATGCCAGCGGCAAGGCTGAGCATTAGGCCCTCGGGGATGGGGGCGTCAGAAGACAAGAACACAGAATCATCCTGAGTTCTATTTAGGATTTTCGGCACGAGGCCGCTTTCTAGGTCGCGTAGCAACAATCCAGTCTCCAATAGTCCGCTAGCACCCATTGTATGTCCAATACGTGGTTTGTAGGATGTTGCTACAAACTCGTTTAGAGAACGTAGGAGTGCCGATTTTTCCGCAGCATTGTTGACTGGCGTGCCAGTTCCATGCGTTTTAACTAACCTTACATCATTTTGATGTGCTTTGGCTACAAATAATGCACCTTCGATAGCTTTACTAAAGCCTGAACCGTCATCACGTTGTCCTAGAGGGTTTGTATTATCCTCTGCGGAGCTATACGCGCCAACAAATTTAGCTAAAGGGTCAGCCATACCCGCGTGTTCCTTCTCGAATATAGCAACTACAGCGCCTTGTCCAATATGAAATCCTTGGTTCTTGTCATCAAACGCAGAAGGCTGACGCTCTCCTTCGTCTTTGTACTGCAAGCTAGCACCTGCTTCACCAAAGAACTCTAGGACAAGGTTGTTCACACTATCCTCACCACTAAATACAATAACTCGGTCAAATCCATAGTTATCCATTAATGTTTGCATATTCATTAGTACATGTAGGCTAGATGCGCAAGCGCTAGCATCTGTTGACACGTGATCATGTACGCCAAACATACTTGCAATACGACCTGCGTATATGTTGGTTAGTACAATAAACGGTACTTTTACTTTGTAGTGCAGTTGCGCATCAGGGTTTTTGTCATACCGCCCGTTGTTGCCCATCCAGCCTTGATTACCAGCGGCAAAGATAAATCCAGTCTTACCTTTGACAGGGTTGTCAGCTACATAGCTACGCAACTCGTCATCAATAAGGCTTTCTATAAGCACGTGTGGGGGGTACTTCAGCCCAGACTTAGCTCTACGAAACGTATTCGGCAAGATATGAGCATGTTGAGGGTAGGGTATATCGTCAATTAGAGTAGTATCGGTTGTGCACGCTGTGCGGCACTGAGTCATGTAAATCATGCTAGCTCCTTCACAAGTGCTTTAATCGAGTCAAACTCGTCTTCTGGGTCTTTTGTTTTGTGCTCTTCAATGAACTCTTTCAACAACTGCACACTCTCGTAGGGCCACTGTTCGTTTAGTTCTTCGTCTTCGGGGATGCCGTAAGCCTCTCCAAGCACAAAAAAGGTTAGTGTTACATCTAAACTGTCAAGATTTGTTATGTCTTCAGTTATAGCTGTTTCAAGGGATTCGGCAGGTATGAAGTCTTTAGTGACTACTTTTTGTGCTGCACCGACAGCATTAAACAACTCTAAAAAATCAAAGGTCATGGTTCGCTCCTGTTATAGGGTCCAACCAGTATAGACGGTACGTTACATTAGGCAAGCACACACTATGAGTTGCTAACAAATGATATATCAATGGAGGCCGCTGGCACACCGGGGTGAGGAGATGTTGCCGCCTCTGTATGCAAGTTTAGCTGTGTGTCCCCAGTCGCCCAGTAAACCTCTATATAGTCATCTGCGGTTAAATCTACAGTAAACCCCCAGTGTATAACGTAATCGTCATTACCTTTTACATCGAACATATGTCCTGAATACGCTATTGCAGAGCCGTTTTTTTGCTCCCATACGGTTACAGAAGTTTCACTAGAATTGTTATGTTCTAGCTGTAGCGTCACATCAAACTTGTAAGTGCCAGCATTTTGGACGTTTATTCGGCTATTGTTAGATAACGTAACTCCACTGCTGTATACCGTATTATTAAACGTCACTGCATATCCTGTATTAACATTAGATGCAGTTTGATCTTGTGTGCTATAGAAAGCACCGCGAGGCATGTATAAAAACTTACCCCCGTTTTCGGTGCTAAATAGGTTGTTGAGCGAGTTAATAAACCGATTAAAGAACAGCCGCAAAACATTACTGTTTTGATCCATAAACGGACGTTGGTATTCTTCAGGCGCTAGGGGTAACGCAGGCGGTTCTGTACGTTCAATGTCATTAGCCATTAACGCCTCCCGTCAGGGCGCATGTCTACTCTAGGAGACCCAAGTTGCCATTTAACTCCAAGCTCAGTAGATGCCATTTCTATTGACATTTGCCGTCCACGAACACGTGTATTTACTTGTCCTGTAAACTGCTCAATAGGCACCGTAGCCGTACGTGTTACCGTACCTGTTGCACTACCTCCTTCGGAATACGGGCTGTTATAGCCTGACCCTGAGTTAGCGAGGGGGAGTAATGTCATTGTAGCGCTAGGAGAAGCAGCGGTAGACCCATCAAATGTGACATCAGGTATAATGCGCCATACAAACGCAAATCGGTCTCCGTCATCTATATCAAACTGTCCAGAGGTAATCGTCGCTGCAATTGGTGCAGGAGTACCTGTTTGGTTGTCATCAGTACCTTGTTCATGGTTTACAAGGTTGTAGCTGTACGTAGCCGCTAAAGGAAAATCACGCAAACCAGAATCAAGCCATGCTGTACGGGCTAAAGTGCCGTAATACCACGTTTGATCTAAGTAATTAAACACCACATATTTGTCTACCGTTTCGCTACCTGCGGAGCAATAGAACCACCATACTTCATGGAATGCCTCGTTTGTGCCTGCAAATACTTGGTCATACTGCAACGTATTAAAGTCTTCAAACACGTAACGACGTACGTTGCATGGGAGTGGTTGGCTACGTCCATCATACATATAGAACTTATCTTTACCCATCCAGAAAGCCACACCACTGGCAAAAGCCACGGTGTTTTGGGAAGCAATAGATATGTTATCTCCGACCAACTGAGCGCCCCATACAGCGGGTGCGCCTTGGTACTGCAATGAATACAGCGAAGAGTTGGTCCAAACGAGGACCTCTTGACGTGCTTGTTTAGCCGCAACTATCTCAGTTCCCCGTGACAGTCTCAAGGACCCCGCTTGGTTTGTAGATGCTGGCGTCCACTGTGCTACATCTTCTTGATCAGACCAACGGATGAGCATTGGATCAACTGTAGCACTGCCAACATCATTAGTACCAAAACAAAACACAAAACGGTTTATATCTGATACTAAAATCAAATTCTGCGAAGTAGGTACATTAGACGCACCACCAAGAGATGACAAGTAAACACCACGTGTATTTACCCCATTTGTAGCATCCCAGTAGAAAATATCACCCCCACGAGGGCCAAATACTAGGTCTTCACCAAAGTTAGCTTGGCTCCAAAGACGTATAGCTTCAGTAGAAACACCACCTGTACCCCATACACCCGCGCCCCATGAGCCACCGCCCCAACCAGAGAGCGGAACTTCGTACGGTTCGCCCGTACGTATTTGATACGCACCGACAACTGATGACCCGCCATTGCCTGTATCTGATGCGTTAGCTGTAGCTGTAGCAGTAATAGTGTATGTGCTTGCGTCAGGGACTGTTACGATTTGATACTCGGCATTTAACACGTCGGCTGTTATGTTACCGCCTAACGATACAGCGCCACTAAAGGTAACAAAGTCATTTTCACGAGCGCCATGACCTGCATCAGTAATAGTCAGAGTTGCTGACCCATTAGTAGCCGCAAATGTCACGTCTCCCGCAGCGGTAGTGCTACGAATAGGCGTAATGTCATTGTACCCACCACCCTGTTCTAAATAGAACTTGAGGTGCGTGCCAACGCCAATAAGATTGATGCTACCTAAAGTAACCCAGTTCCATAGAGATCGGCACACC